ATTTGAGGTCTACCGTATGCCATCAATTTTAATTGAGTGGTCATTTCGTTAGTCAACTTCTTTAAGTTCAATACTAACTCCTGGTTGAAGAATGTAGTTCCATTCTCTCTAGAAGTGTTCACGGTTTCAGTATATGCACTTGTTCCTTTCAACTGATAATAGTACACAGTACTACCAGAAGGAAATGCGGTTACTTCACCGCTTCCGTTTTTAGTGAAAGAAGAAGTAGTGTAGTTTAAGAAGTATACGCCGGCTAAGCCACCGATACTATCTTTACAAACTTCGTTTCTTCCAGCTGATAAATTACAAGACATATTCTGTTAATTTAGATTGTTAGTTAATGATTAGTATGCACCATAGTACACGATGTCCTGACCGATACCGAACTGAACACCTGCTGTGTATCTCATTATGATACGATAGTTTTGAGAACCATCAAGGTTAGCCATATCCAACACTCTTACTTCGTTATGGTCTGATAACAAACCTGTACCGAAGAATAAGTTAGATTTCTGAGCTGCTACGATTTTAGATGCACTCATACCAGGGCAAAGAACGATTTCAATACCATTGAAGTTGAAAGGCTTCTCACCTACGTTCATTTGGTTGTTCCATCCGTTTGCACCGATAGCACCACCTGCTAATGCTTGCTGATATGCTTTTGCTACGTTTGTAGAAACATACAACAATACATCTTCTTTACCATAAACGGTATCAGGAATTGTATTAACAACAGAATTTAATTTGTCTAATACGTTTGCTGAAGTCACACTACCAGAGATTATGATAGAACCGCTCTTAGCTGCAAGAACTGCAGTTGCACCACCTGCTGCGATAGATGCAGAGAAAGCACTTTCAAAACCAAGGAATTGACCGTTTACGTTAGTACCTTGCCAAATAGATTGTTCAGTTGCTTCTGCTACTTTACCACCTACATAAGAGATTAAGAAATCGTTGAAGTTAGCTGGGATTGAGTCAAATGCTGAATAGCCTAACTGCAATGCTTCCCATGAGTCAACGAACTCTTGCTTACATAATTGTAAGTTAACTTGAAGTTCTTTTGGTTCAAGTATTCTTTCAGATAATACTACACTACCTGATGTCACGAAATCGCAAGATGCGTCTTGCACGATACCATCAACTGCTACCTTTTGTAAAACTTCTTTGAATTTTACATTTGGGTGGATGGTAATCAATTTGTTGTCAAGCGTTCTAGCTGACAAGAGAGCCGCAGCGATATACTGACCTGCAAATTCACCGGCATAGGTGCTAGTGATTTGTGGCTCTGTGAATTTTTGTAATTTTTTCATTGTTTACCTTTTTTGAAATAATAATTTTGTTTACTTATAAAGTTTAGATAAGAATGATGACTGTGAGTTCATTGCTTTCTTACCATATACATTCTTTGATTTGTCTGATGAGAATTTAAGACCCTCTTCAACAGGAGCACCATCTAATTTAGCTAACTCCTCTTCTTCCATTGGCATTTCTGGCATTTCCTCTTCTTCTTTCTCTACTTCGATAGATACTTCTGCCATCTTGTCCATTTTCTTTTCCATTTCTTCAATGCGATAAGCCATCTCTTCCATTTTCTTTTGCATATCACCCATTGTCATTGGAGTATCTTCACCTTCTTTGATATCAGCAGGAACACCATCACCAACTTGTGGGATATCCGATTCTGCTTCTTCAGTCACTTCCGCCATCATAGAAGATGGTTTAGTTCCTTTTGCATCTGATGCTGGGGATTTAATATCAGGGATTACATTTGCTTCTTCTTCTATATTAGATTGAGGTAAGTCCTCTACTTTCTTTGTTTCAGCATCTGCTAATTCTACATTTTCTCTTTCAACGATTTTACCATCTTTAGAGATTACTTTTAAACGAGTTTCATTTCCTTCTTCATCTTTTAACATTAACTCATGTTCACCATCTGGTGCAGGAGTTTTAGTTCCATCTTCTGAAACTACGAAAAGGTCTTCGCCTACATCAAAGGTAGGACTTTCTACGATTGTTCCGTCTGCTAATTTTGCATAAGTTAATTCTACTTCATCTTTAGTAAGTAGGGTGATTATCTTATTTAGAACTTGTTTTGCGTTCATAATTTTTCTGATTTATATATTTAACAATTTGATTTTAAAAAGTCGTAATTTTTTTATCTTATTTGGAATATAGTTGCTATCACAGAAGGAATTGCAGGTATATTACCACTTGCTGCTTCTGCTAATACCGTCGCATGTCCATTTATGTTTTGGTATGCAATCTCATAGTAATCATTCGCAGCTGCTTCATCCAATATGTTTACAGTCATAATTTGTGCAGTATTATTTGCAAGAACTGCTTTACTTGCACTATCATTTATATTAGTTCCGTTTTTCTTAAACCATAAGTATATCGTATCTGCTCCTGCTGAAGTTTCAATTTGTGCAGAGAACTGAATATTGTAAACACCGGCATTTGCTACTTGTAATTGAGTTCCATTTACTAATGAAACATTATATGCACTACCTGAATTATTAAATGATACACTACCACTCACACCTGCACTTCCGCTTTGAGTTGTTGTTGACCAAAACTCTGCTGAAGATACTGATGATGATATGATTGTTGAATAAGGAGCTTGTGTTACTTGCCCTGTTACATTATTATATGTCAATAATACTGAGCCAGTTGATGTTGGTAAGTTAGAGCCAGATTGTATGAATAAACTACCTGAAAGTGTAGAGCTACCACTTACATTAAGAGTTCCCTCAATGAATGTGTTACTACCAGAATCAATTAAGAATCCGGTCTTTCTTGTAATACCTGCCGAACCGGAATTACCTGTACCGATTGCGAATATTGTTTCAGCTGATAATGCTCTATTACCATCTTCCGCATTCCATCTACCGAAGAAAGCAGAGCCTCCATTTTGTCCACCTGCATTTGCAGCGTTTGATGCATCATATAGAGATGTTCCGTAAATATTCAATCCATGTCCAACGATTGCTGCTCCTACTAAATGTCTGTTACCATCGCCTGTTACAGATGCAGATATACGATTACCTCCTATAAAACTTCCATAAATTCCTCTACCTCTATCGTTTGTTGTTCCTGTTCCAGCTGCACTACCTGAAAAATAGATATTGTTGCCAATTTGTCCTACAATAATATTTCCTTGTATTGCAAATGTTCTACCAGTAGTTCCATTAGTTGAAGAGTCGTAATCATTCGTAATTGTAAATCCGCTGAGTGTATTAGAAATAATACTAATAGATGCCGATGCTCTATTTGTTAGGGTTACAGTTCCATTAATATTATTATTTTGAAATGCATTATTAGAACCTAATGTTGGTGCAAAAACGGTATTATCATTAATTATTAGAATTCCGTTAGTAATGTTTTGAGATATTGTATAGCCTCTACTACCTGATTGAAGATTGAATGTATTTGTACCCTGTATACTATTCCCTGATATTGAATGTTGTTGTGCGGCCGATGCTGATATAGGGCCATTATAAGTTATAGTACCACCGAATGCCGCATTATTAAGGAAACTAACAGTCGTACTACCACTTGCTCCTGCCGCTATTTCTGCAAGTGAACGAGAAGGTGCGTTAATGGTTGCTGATGCTTGAGCCATTAGGTTATGTGAGAAAGCAATACCACCTTTATTACCTAATGTATTGATTGTAGTTCCTGCAGAACCTAAAAATAAGTTATTAGTTAATGAGCCGGCCTGTACTGAACTTGATGCAAATGCATTAGTATTAATTGTCCAAGGACCTGTTCCTAACCACATATTGTTTCTCATTCTAGGATAAAATCCTCCAGCTGCTAAAACAGATGCTGTCACGGTTGGTAAGAAACCTGAATCATTTAAGAATATGTTACTATTCTCTAAATAATTTAATCTACCTGCAGCCGGTGCTGAACCATTTGCATATATGTTAAAACTTCCGCTTACAATTGTTGAACCGGCAGTATTACTTGTTTTGAAAAGTATATTAGCTAAATTCTGTGAACTCCCTGATATATGTGTTATGGATGATGCACCTGATGTAAAACTATTTGCGGTAATTAATACACTACCTGATATAGTTTCTATTGATGGTTTTTCGAATGTAGTTCCGCTACCACCACCGAATGAACTTGTTGCTACTGCAGTACTTATTCCACTTGCATTACCAACCCATGCATATCCTTGTTGTAAAGATGCAGTTAAACTGCCACTTATGTTTATGTTAGTATTTACATCAACAGATGCAGTAGTCATTGCGACCATTGTTTTATTGTCAACACCATCTACAAATTGTAGTTGTGCATCTTTACTACGCATTCCATAAGACACATATAGGGGTGCATTCGTATCTCTTAATTGGAATGTAGGGTCAGGGCCCTCTAATTGTAAATTATCACCATTGAATTTAGCATCACCATCAAAGTTTACAACTAGATCAATTACATCATTAAAAGTAATTCTACTTGGTATATCTTTACCAATATCAATTGATGCTAGTTCTGATTTTAATTGTATATAATGTCCACTACTTCCTGATACAATTAAACTACCAGTTATGGTTTGGTTACCTATAAATGTATTACTTCCAGTTGTAGCAAAACTGCCTGTGTCAATGCTTCCGCCACCACCAAATGATGATGTAGCAACCTGTGTATTTTGTCCTAATCCATTACCTACCCATGCATATCCATTTTGTAGTGATGCAGTAAATCCTGCACTTGCACTCAATGGTGTCAATACAGCCACTCTACCATCTGTATAGTTTGCCTTATTTTGGAAACCGAATACAGCGGGATAAGTATCTAATGCAGTATTGTTTATATAAAATGCCGGTCCTGTTGACCATCCAGTAATTCCGAATACAGATGTGTCTACCGTAAATCCTATTTCATCGAAAGTTGCTGAATCTTTTGCGTAGGTTGTTGATGGAAACATACCACCCTCATCGGTTGCATTAACAATAGTAATACTATTTCTATTGATTAAAGTTCTTCCTGCGGAGCCTGATATTGTAATTCTTGGTTGAGTTGTTGCACCTGTTGCAGATGAGGAAACAAATATTTGTCCTACAACCGTCAAATCAGTTGTTGCACTACCACTAATTGTTACACTACCAGTAATTATTTGATTACCATTA